CTGCATATGACCGACTGGTTGAATTCCAGCTACGTGCTCAGCCGCTCCACCGTGAGATTGCTGACAAGCGTCCTGCACAGCAGGACAAGCCGGGTTCTTCCGTGGTCTTCAGTCTGTACAACGACCTAACAACAGCCACTAGCACTCTGACTGAGAACATTGACCCAGATGCGGTTGCCATCGGCAACCCTTCCACGGTGTCTGTGACTCTCGCTGAGTACGGTAACGCTGTACTTCGCACACGTCTGCTGAACCTGTTCAGCTTCTCTGACATCGATCCGGCTATCGCCAACATCGTAGCGTTCAACATGGTTGACTCCATCGACGCTGTGGTGCTGAACGTGCTGATCGGTGGAACCAACGTCATCCGTGAGCAGGGTGGGACCATGGTCCTCTCTGGTGGGGCCAACGGCTCTATTGTCTCTACTGACGTCTTCCAGTCCCGCGACGTTCGCGCCGCTGTGACTAAGCTTCGCACCAACAAGGCCATGCCTCGCAAGGCCAGCATGTACTGGGCTGCGATTCACCCTGAGGTGTCTTACGACCTTCGTTCTGAGACCGGGGCCATTGCTGGCTGGCGTGCACCGCACGTCTACTCCGCACCAGGCTCTATCTGGGCTGGCGAGATCGGTGCGTATGAGGGTGCCTACTTCGTAGAGACTCCGCGTGCCTACAACGACACCACAGGCTCTGGTAGCACTCGTGTCTTCTACACCCTGTTCGCAGGGCAGCAGGCACTTGCTGAGGCGTGCGCCGAGGACTTCCACGTGGTGATCGGCCCTGTGGTTGACAAGCTGATGCGTGCCCGTCCGATTGGTTGGTACGGCGTGGCTGGTTGGAGCATCTACCGTCAGGCAGCTCTCTACCAGGTTCGTACAACCTCCAGCATCCACACAACGTAAGGTTGCTATGTCCAGCATCAAGTTCTCTGCATCCAGTTCTGCATCTGCTGCAACTTCTATTACCGTAGCTCTCGGTGGAAGTCCTGCTGTGGGGGACTTGGTGCTGGTCTTCCTCCTTGTTGACAACGAGATTCTTATACGCCAGCCCGGGTACGGCAGTGAATTCACTGCCACGCCTAATCCCTGGTTCAAGCTCGAAGGCCTTCGAGCACCGGACACCTCTTCCTTCACCGGATGGTGCCACACCTGGAATGCCAGTGATAGCGGAACATCCGTCACTTTCACCTTCAGTCCCGCTCCAGCGCTAGGCATCGGGGACAAAGACATCCCTTCAGCAAATGCTCTAGCCATTGCGGTCGTCTTCAACGGGGCTAACTCCACGGCCCTTCTGGAGCACAACGCCTTCGGGCTCGGGCAAAACCTCGCACTGACTATCCCCACTTCACCCATGAAGAAGGCAGCCAGTATGAACATTGTCTGCGCGGCGGCGAACAACTCCTTGGGTCCGTGGACGAATAGTGACACGGGTTCCACGCTGGTGCTTCAGACGTCTCTGAACGCAGGGGACGGACTCACTATGGCCCTGTGGTCCAAGGCAGCCATTGGTGCGGGATACCGCACCAGTATCACGCTCGTTGAGTTTGATGGTGCTCGCTCTCTGCTGGAGTCCTCAGTATCCGTGAGCGACAATCTTCCCCAGCTGTACAATCCGCCCTTCATCGAAGAGGGGCCTATGGGGAATAACCCACTGATGTACCGTTATCGGCTCAATAGGTACTTTACCGTACTCAACAATGGCGGGACCTTCTCCGCCCATCGGTATTTGTCTACCGATGAGGTTGCAGCAGCCACGCAGGTGTTCACGAACAATCAGCCGATCACTCCCACAGATCGGACCAACATCCTCAACTCTGGCGTTGGGGGAGATTTCCAGGCGGTAACCTAGTGCCACCCAAGCCTAAGAAGCCAGTACAGTCTGCCAAGCAGATCACCCGTGTAAAGAAGGCTGTGCCGAAGGTATCAGCCAAGCATAAGGCCGCACCTTCTGTACGGCCCCCAACAAAGGGCCCAACCAAGCCCAAGACTACAGGCTCCAAGGAGCCCCGTAATCCAGCTAAGCAACCGGGCAGCCAGGCGATTCCTTACCAGGGACCTGGACCGATGGGACAGGGAGTATTTTAAATGGCTGGTACGCCAGGAACTCCGCGTTTTGGTACCAATGCAGACCAGACGCCAACCAGTACAGGTGCTGATGGCACCTCGACTCTGACACTGCCGAAGAGTGGCAACAAGTGGACTGAGACGCACTTCCTCTACAACCCTGCCCAGAAGTCTCGGGTGATGGGCACTACGCGTGGTGACGACCCAGGCCATGACAATACTGATGTTGAGCACCAGTCCAACTATATGTGCAACCACGATGGCTTCATGGGTGGCACCGCCACTCTGATGAGCCTGGATGAGCGCAAGGTTCTCGATAACAAGATCTACTCTGTTGAGTGTGAGTGGGCAGATCCCGGCTCTGATGAGACTTCCGACAACGGCTGGGCTCCAGCCGGGACCAGCGGAGCGTTCGACTAATGCCCTGCTCTTCCGGTTGCTCCACACAGAATCACCAGTCCTATGGTGAGTGCATGCGCTCCAAGCGCCAGATGGTGGGTTTTGCCCGAAGCGCCTACGGCGCAGATAAGACACAAGACAAACTGCATGAACGGGAGCTAACCCTCTATCGTGAACTACGATCCCAGGGTATCCAGCCTGATGGTACAGGAATGGCTAAGCTCAAGTTCGCGGAGCGAATGTCCGCAGAAACCGGGATGGCCTACGGCCGTGACTTCCAGGTTGCCCCGAATGGCAAGGGTGGCTATGACTCTGTCTCGAACGAGACAGTTGCCAAGGTTACCGCCGAAATAGACAAGGGCCGTGACATGCAGGTGATTAGGGAGACCGCACGTGCCTAGCAACACAACTACCAGCGTTCAGTCCAATGAGACTTTCTCCACAGGTGGGGCTGTGTCCCTGGCTACAGGGGTTCTAAACACATCCACATGGAGCACTGGCGTAGGCATGAACTACGCTGAGATTACCACACAGGTCACAGGTGCTCCCGCGTCTTTCACTATCCTTCTAGAAGGTTCTGTAGATGGTGGTGCCAGCTGGGTCACCATTGCCACATGCAGCAACACAGCAGGCGAGACTCAGTTCTCTACCGGCCTCATCCAGTTTACCAGCCTTCGGGCGCGATGCAGTGCTGTTTCTGGTGGGACCTCACCGACCATCAATTGTGTGGTAACCGCCTCACAGACTCCGTTCACGGTGACTTCCGGCGGCGTTGGAAACGCCAGCACGGTTACGGTTGTCAACCCCATTGACGGCAATGGAAATGTCAAGGTTAGCCAGCAGGGCGCCGTGGTCGACGCCCAGACCTCCAACCGATACCAGAGTGTTTCCTCCACAGGGACAACCACAGCGGGGCCGAGTGCTGGAACCGTGATTGCCAGCGTAGCTGTCTTTGATTTCTACTACAAGGTGGATGTCGAGGTCGGTTTCGGAGCAACCGCAGAGAGCACTACTGCCGATAACTTTATCCTCAAGGCGGGCGGCACAACCCTGTACACATTGCCCACCGTTAACCTGGCCAGTACACAGTCCCGGCAGCTCACCTTCTATGTAAACCCCGGTGGTGCGGTCAACCTCACGGTCAATGTCGGAGGAACAGCGGGCTCTGTCGGTTCCATCTACAAGGCCACGGTCACCGCCACTCGATTGGTATAAACCTCCATGCCCACTCTTCAGAACCTGGTTGACCGTGTTCGTCAGGAACTCGCAGGGTTCTCCCAGAATCAGCAGCAGTTCACAGCCCTTGCCGCAGATATCACAAACTCGGCTACTTCCTTCACTGTGACTGATGCCACTCAGGTGTCTCGTGGCACTATCGAGGTGGACAACCAGGAACTGATGCTGGTTCAGTCTGTGAACCAGAATACGAACACAGTGACAGTCTCGCCCTTTGGGCGAGGCTACGCCTCGACCACAGCCAATGCACATCTTACAGGGGCTAAGATCGAGAACTCCCCCATCTGGCCTACGGTGCGTGTTGTAGAGGCTATCAATGATGCGATCCGAGGGGTCTACCCACAGCTTTGGGCTGTGAGCAATACGTCTCTGCCGAAGACCTCTGTGGTCTATGAGTACAGCCTCCCAGCGGATGCTGAAGAGGTCATCTCGGTACAGTATCAGCTCATCGGACCCTCCCATGTGTGGCGGTTTGCACAGAATTGGCGCTTCGTGGGGCAGGCCAATGTCGCCACGGGTGAGCTTGGCTCAACGGGTAAGGCGCTGTATATCTCGGATGATGTAGTCCCTGGTCGTCAGATCTTCGTGACCTACCGCAAGGAACCAACAGAGTTGGTCAACCTCGCAGACGACTACACCTCGGTGACAGGTCTACCATCGACGTCGCATGACGTGATCATGTATGGCGCATGCATGAAGCTCTCTCCTCAGCTTGAGGGGCCGCGTCTGTCTATCAATTCCGTTGAGGCTTCTGAGCGTGCTCAGTACGTGCAGCCGGGTTCCGCTTCCAAGGTGTCTCAGT